GGCAGTCCAAATTATCTTTTTGGTGTTTACGCTTACTGGGGCATGGTATACATTGAATGAAAATATTAACGATAACACTAAAGAGATAGAATATATAAAAGAAGCATTAATAGAATTTGAACAAGCCCTGGATGAACGAATGGAACCATTAGAGAACGAAAGAGAGCAAAGGCTCACAGAAATGAATAAGAGTTTATTAAATAAGGTGCTTGGTAAAAAAGATGACTGAAATCGCAGACCTATACTTACAATTAGGATCCGCAGGATTTATTGCAGTTCTTTTTGGTTTTATGATATACAATCTTATTCAGAGTCAGAAAGAACAAAGCCAGGATCTGGAAGATATAAAGCAGTCTATACATAAAATGGAAAGTGAAATTTCAAATGCACAAAACATCTCTATTAAACTTATAGATCGGATCAATCGTGGAGATGAGAAGCGAGAAGAATTTTGGAGAGAATTATCAGATGACCTGGCATTTTTAAAAGGTCGTATCAATGGTCACGGAAGCCGATAGATTTTAATAAACATAAAGAAAGGTAGATAATATGAAGAGAATCTATAGAAAATACAAAAAGTGGATTGATGCTATGGTCTTTAAAAAGATTGTTGCATATCTCCAAAAACCAGAGGTTGAACTATCTGTAGCAAAAGCATTTGCTCAAAAGTTACCAGATAAAAAAGGATTTGGCGACAAAGAACAAACTGCTCTTGCTGTAGTTGCGATAGATAAAATTACTGATAAGATTGCTGAACGACTTGGATTGAAAGCAGACTAAAGTTTTTATTAACAAAAAAAAGGAGACACCCATGCCAGAACCGTATGATAATAGTGGTGTTCTTTTCGTAAATGATCGAAAAGAAAAAGAAAATCAACCAGACTATACAGGCAATATAGTCTTAAATGGTCAAAAGAAAAGGTTAGCAGGATGGAAAAAGACTTCCAAGTCAGATCCATCAATGACCTTTCTTTCCATTAGTGTATCTGACTTCCAGGAAAAAAAGGAAGAACCAGTACAACAAACAGCAGACCAGGATGATCTACCATTCTAATGACCTTTGAAGAGATCATAGAAAGAGTAATCGAGTCAGAAGGGGGATCCAAGATCACAAAGGATCTTTCTGATGCTGGTGGGACCACAAAGTATGGTATATCTCAAAGAGCATATCCTAAACTGGATATTGAAAATCTTACAGAACGAGATGCCAAAGAGATATATTATAATGACTATTGGATACCTTCAAAGTCTGCCCAGGTTCCAGCCCAAATAAGAGAGATCTATTTTGATATGGTTGTGAACTTTGGTCGCAGAGGTGCAGTTAAAGTGCTTCAACAGGCTTGTAATGGTAAGAATAGTTATGACATTGCAGTAGATGGTGGGATCGGACCAGCAACATTAGGAGCCTGTAAGAACCTGGAGCCTGAAAGATTACGAGCGTACCGAATCCTAAAGTTTGCAAATATCGTGTTTAAAAAACCCAGCCAGGAGAAGTATTGGTTTGGCTGGTTCAGAAGAGCATTAAGAGTCTAATGGGACATTAATTATGTCCCACATCCTTGTAAGTCACTATATATAAGTTATAACTTGTGGCTACGGACCAGAAGGTTAGAGGTTCGAGTCCTCTCGGGCGTACTTGACGAGAAACCTCTCTTTATCGAGGGGTTTTTTGTTATTTGGAGTTGTTATAAGTTGTGCAGAGTTTGCGAGAGAAGAGGGAAGTTAAATGTCCCAAAAATGTCCCAATCATAATTGGTTAATAATAGGGGCAAGTCTTTCCACATTGATCTTAACATATTGAGCAGTCACATCATCAGCCTTATGTCCTAATAGACATTTGGTATCCCACCTGGTAGCACCAAACTCTTCCAGGTGAGATGCAAATGAATGGCGAAAGGAATGCAGATCGCCTTTACCTAATATTTTTTTAAGTCTTTCCCTGGAGTTACCAATGGATCCAGGTTTCATAATATTAAATATATCCATCTTCTTTAGATCGTCATGTAAGGGGACCACAACAATTCTTGGCTGATCATACTCTTGTGTCTTTTCCTGGGAGAGTTGAATGAACTTTCCATTAATGTCATTAATAGTAAGGGTACAGGCATCTCTGGCTCGTAATCCAGATTTATATAAAAGGGACCAGAATCTTTTATCGTGGTCCAACCAGGCTTCGTTTAAAGCGTAGTTTATCTCTTCTCTGGTAAATGCTTCCCTGGGGCGAACTTTAACCAATTTAGGGCGAATTAGACCACTTGTAGGGTTCTTTAGTAAATAACCCATTATGATCATCCACTCACAAAAGTTACTAATGGTCTTATGGTCCTCATTAATGGTCTTTGGTGATCTTCCCATAGCCTTACGCTTGGCAAAGTATTCCTGTAAAAAGAATGAGGTCAAATGTTTATTAGTGATCCCTTTGTTCATATTCATAAATACATTAAGGGCTGACTTGATACATTGTGCCTGTTTCTTACCCTTATTACTCATTACCTGGTCAATGTATTGTCTGAAGGGTATCTGTAGGTCTATGGTGGCTACTTCTACTCCTGATCGTTGCAGTGCGATCTCCTGGTCCCATTTAGCCTGGATGCGGATGGCTACCTTTCTATCTTGTGTTCCAGTAGATCTTTTTATTCTATGTGGCGGTGTTCCTGATGTGTACCACCAATAAGGCGAACCCTTTCTTTTGTAGATCCTGCTCACTCTTCTCTACTATGCATTATTACTGATTTGGCAAGGATTCTTTTTGGCATTGAAGTCCAGTCCAATAAAATATAACACATAGTTCTTAATCGTTTATCATTATATTCATAAACAACTGGAAAAGTCATATAATGTAAGCCTACCATAAATTTTAAAGATTCAAACAGTGAAGGTAAAGTTCTTGCTATCTTTTTTAATTCAGACAAAGTGTTGCTATCTATGATAGCATCTACTGGGTGTTCATCAAATGTAAACCATTGATCCTCTGCCCAGTACCCATGTCCTTTTGGTAGCCCTAATTGTTGTTCTATGACCTTGGCATTATGAAGATCTACCATTTTTCTTTCCATTGGTTTCAATGAAAAAACATTGCGGACATAAACAGTTGAACTCATATCCTCTGCTATTTCATCAAATTGCAATTTTTGCAATGGCTGGGTATCTATGTAATCTCTATACATAGAAATTTCTTTTTCTTGTCGCTTGATCTTTTCCCTTTGTAAGTCAATCACATATCTTGCATCCATACTATCATCTCCTTCTAATTGTATGTCTTTGTTGGTTAGTTTTATTTCCTTGTGAAAATCTTTTAATTCAATATCATATTTATCACAATACCATTCTTGGTACTTAAATGGTAAACTGTCTCTACTTTTATATGTAGCAAGTTGTCTATTGTCCACCTCAAGAAGTTTAGCCACTTGACTATCAAATTTTAAACCCTCTCTCTTTTTAATATTATTTATAAAATCTTCTACAATACCCATAACTACCTCCCATTAGTTGTGGTTATGTTGTTAAAAATATGTCTTGCAACAAATAAACAACATTGTTAAAATTGTTGTATAATTAATGTTAATCACTAAAAAACATACAACTTATGACAACTATTAACAACTATAAAGATTTAGAAATGCTCACAATAAAAGAAGTGAGCGAGGTTTTACGAGTCACCAGGCAACAGGTATTGATCCTGGTGAAGGCTGGAGAGTTACCAGCAATGAAGTTTAACTCAAGACTTTACAGAGTAAAGAAAAGTGACCTGGAGCGATACATAGAGAGCAATGTATTCCAGGTTGCATCATAACAAACAAAACAGGAGCGAGGAAATGAAATATTTTTATGAATGGCATTGGGAAACAATATCTAATGTGCATATTGGTGAAGATGGAAATGAATGTTGGGATACAGAAGATTTTACATATGGAGATTCCCTTTCTGAATTATTTGGTAAAAGCACAAAGGTGATTAAAGAGGTTATTGATGATATCAATAATGATACCCATAGAATTACAATTCAAAAATGGAAAGATGATGGTGATGATTGTTTTTTACTTGATTATGCTGATGTTCAAAAAGATGGAACAATATATACAGGAACAGACTTTGGAAGATTGCCTAAAAAGTATAGAATTGAATTGGAACAATTTTTACAGAGAGGTAAGTAATGCCATTCCCATTCCAACAAGATTTAGATAGAACACGCTCCGCCCCATCTGGTGAGGACTCCGTATCGAGCCTCGCTCCTCAACCACAACTACAACCAGGTGGGGCAACCCTTTGTGAGCATAAAGAGGTTGAACAGGGTGAGCATTACTATGGCAGAGAGGAGCATCAATATTATACCTATTGGTTCTGCCTGGATTGTGGAGAGGAGTTAGATGATGAATAGATTTGAAGAGATAATGGAATTATTAGAAGCAGTGCTTGTCCTATTTATTGTATTCGCTTTTTGCTTTTACATCATAAGGGATGGGATATTATGAGAGAACCAATTAAACAAGGACCAGACCTGGATCTGGAGTTAAGAAAGACCTATATCGGTAGCAGTGAGTGGGCGGTGGTCGCAGGAATATTTAATCAATATAAAAGTCCATTGGGCGTTTATACTGACAAGATAAATGGCTACGAATCATTTGATAACCTGCGAATGAAGTTAGGCAGAGACATTGAACCCATGATTGCAAAGTGGGTAGAAGAAGAAATGGATTGTAAGGTAGCAATAGATGGTTATGTACGATTTCATCCCAAGTATGATTTCCTGGCAACAAATCTTGATGGTGTCATACACCACGCTGATACAACCCGATCAGTATTAGAGATCAAAACCGCATCCTCGGTTGCCAGGGACACTTGGGGTGCTGAATTACCTATTCAGTATTATACCCAGATCCAGGGACAGATGGCAGTAACAGGAATGAAGAAGGCTTATGTAGCCATACTCACTTTTGGGTATGCTGGTCCAGAATCATTTGAGATTCAAGAGTATGACTACGATGAGGAATTTGCGGATATGGTGATCAATAAATGTGTGGACTTTTGGTATAACCATATTGTACCACAACATCCACCTGAAGCAACTACAGATAGTGACATTAAAGAGTTATATCCCCAGGCAAATGGGCATAGCCTGGAAGCATCACCTGAACTGGCTACAAAGATAGAGACCTTGAAACAATTCAAGGCTACAAAAAAAGAAATGGACCAATCCATTAAGGAACTGGAATTGGACATTAAGAAAACGATGGAAGATGCAGAGTCTATTACCTATGGTGAGGATACTCTTGCTACCTGGAAGAATAGTAAGCCCAGGACATCATTTAACCAGAAGGATTTTAAGGTAGACCATCCTGAATTATATGAGAAGTATCTCAAGGAAGGTAATCCAATTAGAACATTAAGAATAAAATAACAGGAGAGAATAATGAGTGAAAGAATAAGAGTGCAAGGTGGCAAACTATACACCAGAGTGGTGGATAGGCTTACTGCTTTTAAAGGAAGATTCCCAGTAGGAATAGATGGGGTATTGATTCATACAGAGATCCATACACTTACGGATAGTTATGTTGTATTCAAGGCAACTATATCAGAAGGTGATGTTATACTTGCAACAGGTCACGGATTTAATGCTATTGCAAAGGAAAAGGCATTTGAGAAGGCAGAAACAGTTGCTGTTGGTAGGGCATTGGCATTCTTTGATCCGCAGTATGGTGGTGAAAGTGAGTTAGCATCCCAGGAAGAGATAGAGAAATACGAAGAACTGATAAATGATGATGGTAGTTTAAATCCACCAACACAAAAGCGTAATCGAGACCTAATTAATGAATTAGAAAAACCATTATTGAATGGTACTGTAGACCAGGCTATGAAAAAGATGAGCAATGGTAATACAGGGGTAATAAAAGATGCTGTATGCAACTTTAAAAAATACAAAGGGATGCAATGGTCAGAAGTTGCATTGATCGATACTGTTGATGATAAAGGTAAGGCAGAAATTGGTACAGATTATATGAAATGGATCAAAACCAATGTTAAGGATCTGGATACCGATACTTTAGAAATACTAAACCAATACATTGGCTAACGATTATTCAGGAAGTAAGGAATGGGAAACCTGTCAAATAGCATACTCAAGAGCCCAACTGGATTATCCAGAAGGGTTAGGTATGCGGAAGGTGTTACAGATGAAAAGGATTCACCTGGGTTGGCAACCACTTTGGCAGGTCTCCCCACAGAGATTTAAAGAATTTATAAACAGGTTAAGGGATGAGTGGCAAAAAGAAAAGCGTAAAAGAGAAAATTAAAAAAATGTATCCACAAACTTATGCGGAATTTGAAAAGATACAAGAAGAGCAAAAGATATTATTTTGTCAAAAACAACTCGATTATGGTCCAGGCAATATCAGTGTCGGAACTCAATTAAAAACCCAGGAAGAAAGGGATTTTAGCCTACAGGGGTTATGGTATCGCATTAATGACAAAGTGCAAAGATTACTGAATTTATTTATTAACAGATCAAAGCCACAAAATGAGTCGATTGAAGATAGCCTTTTAGATGTTGGTAATTATTCAATCATAGGTCTTATTGTGAGAAGGGGAAAGTGGGGAAAATGAAACTCAACAGTATAACTCCTGCTGAAATGATGATAATTCTTGAAGGATTGTCTATGGTTGTTGTGAAGAGCAGGAATGAAAGCGATAAAAAGAAAGTTCAAATCACACAACAATTACACGATAGGCTCAATGACTATACCACAGATTTCATTAACAGTCAAAAACAGGAGGAAGAATGATATATGAATGGATATTAAATCTATGGACCTTTGCAACAAGTGTAGGGATCTTGGTAGTTAGCCTGATCTTTCTGCCTTTTGCTTGTGATAGAATTTCAGAATTTTTAAGACGATAACTATGAACGGTAACCACATACCATATGATAGAATTAACTGTAGAGGGCTCACCAGTTGCCCTTAAACGACACAGGCATCTAAGAAGCGGACACACTTACGATCCAAGTAAGGCGGATAAACGCTATTTTTTAGCATCTGTGCTAAATATGGCTCCCAAATCGCCCGAATATGGACCTATCTCAATGACACTTGAGTTCTATGTCGCCCGACCAAAGGCACATTATAGAACAGGCAAGTATTCCCATATGTTAAAGGATAATGCTCCGACCTGGCATACATCCAGGGCAGACATAGATAACTTTGTAAAATTGGTATTAGATGCTTTGAATGGAGTGTTCTATAAGGATGATAGTCAGGTATGTCATTTAAAGGCTATTAAAAAGTATTCATCGAATCCCAGGACCGTAGTACAGATTAAGGGTGTGGAATGATTTGCTTTATGGTTTCAATATTACGGTATGTATGTAAAAGCACCCCCAATGTTATTGAGACTGTAGAGCAAAAGAACAAAAGACAGCAAGAAATAGATCTATTGATCAATGGATTTGACATACCAAATAGGGATGAATTGATCGCTAAACATTTTAAATGGGTAAAAAATGAAACTACCATTTGTAAGTAGAAAACAATACCAGGAACTCCAGGGTGAATTTGCCCAGGAGAACCTAAATAATAGAATCCTGGCTACCAAGTTAAAGCGGATTCAGGATCTATGTGATGATCATATGAATAATAGAATTGGCAATTTGCGATTTGCCACCATAGTAAAAGAAGTAGTGGATAAGAAGTGAAAGTGGATGTACCAGTATGGGTGTCTAATCTATCCATCGAGTTGGCAGACAGTCGTACAAAGATTAGTGCAAGTATCTACAACCAAGATACAGATAAATATCGTGGGAAACAGGAAAAGTCTATAAGTATTTTAGGGATCAAAGCAGAATTAGTAGTTCGTCATGTGGTTTGGGAGAAGGAGATACGACACGCTTATTTCACACCAATGATAGACACAAAGCCTGTTGTAGGTGCAGATTTAGTTATAGGTGGTGAAACCTACGACATAAAGGGAGTTAAGAGAGATAAGGGCTATTTAATGGTGAATTACGATGCTCACAATAATCCTGAAAAGATATGTGATTGGTATGTATTTGTTATTTTTGGGGACAAGGATGCCGAAATCAAAAAAATTAGTTATACAGATGTCGGAAAGTGGTCAATTGCAGATAGCACATATACGAAAGTGTATCGATGGAAGATTTAATAAAAAATAACACAAAACGATTTGGATGGGAAGGTGAACAGGCAGTGTCCAGGGATCTGTTGATCAACCAGGGATTAGATGTGTATCAGAGTGTAGTCGATGATAACCTATGTGACCTGGTGGTAGACACAGGAAAAGTTTTAAAACGAGTACAGGTCAAGGCAAAGAAGGCATTACGAGGGACTTGCATTGAGATAAAATTAACAAAGTATAAAAATAGCAACATAGATGTAATAGCGGTCTGGTACAAGCCAAAGGATATTATAGCCTATGTGCCATATAAAGGCGAGGATCACTTACTTCTTGCCGTTGAAACCGCAAAGAATAAACAAGAAAAGGGTAGGAATTGGTTCTACCGTTATATGGAGTTTCCATTATGAAAGGATACATTAGTTTACATAGACAAATCAAAAATAATTGGGTGTGGGATAATCCAAAGTATCTCAAAGCCTGGTTAGATATGTTATTACGAGCCAATTATAGTGACGTAAAAAAACCTTATAAAGATACAGTTGTTACCATTCAAAGAGGTGAGTTTCCTACATCTTATAGATCATTAGCGGTGGACTGGGGTATGAGCAAGAATACCGTAATAAAATTCATAAATCGTCTAAAAACTGACACAATGATTGACACACATACAGATTTTGGGTTTCTCGTCGTGAAAATTAAGAATTTTGACAAATATCAATCAATGACTGACACAGCAGTTGACACAGTAGGTGGTACAGTAGGTGGTACAGTAAGTGGTACACCAGGTGGTACTACTTATAATAATAATAATAATATTAATAAAAGTAATAATAGTGGCGTTGCTAAAAATTCAACGCCCACACTCAAAGAGAGATTTGCAATCTTTTCAGAAAAAGTAAACAAGGTCGGTAAGGAAAAAGGATTACCCAAACAAGAGATCGATAAGTTCATTGATCATTGGGGTGCTTCCAATGAAGGTGGTAGGAAAATGCGATGGGAGATGGAAAAGGTGTTTGACCTTTCCAGGCGAATGAATACCTGGAAGTCGAATGTGAACGCTTTCAATTTTTCCAGTGGTACACAAAGTGTAATGGACCAACCAAAAAAGGAAAAGAAGCAGAAGTATATCTGTTTTGGCTGTGACAAAGAGAAAGAGATAGCAGGGAGTATTACACCTGAAGAAACCTTTTGTAAGTGTGGTGACCAGTTTATGAAGGAATGGGAGTATCGTACCTTGAAGGCAAAGGATAACCAGGTAAAGCCAAAAAAAAGTCCAATACTGACCGAAGAAGAGATCCTGGAAAAGGTTGGTTTTAACATTAAGACAATGGCATGATTGACGAAATCATTAAATCTTCTGATTCTAAACTGACTGATAATCGGGTAAGGCAAAAAAAATACTACAATCGACATAGCATTGTAGGTGGTCAGGCAGACTGGGATGTGAAGTATTGCAGAATCTGCAATCGATGTTGGGAGTATAATCGAAACAATAATGGCAACAAGTCAATAATGTTAATTCACTATAGTGACTTTGTTACTTATGGCAAAGTACGAGAGATATGCCCCTTGTGCGAAGGAATGAATTACCACTGTGATGTTTGCGAGACAGATCGAAAAGATGTCACAAAGCAGGATGGTATCTGGTCCTGTACAGACTGTGACAAGAGGAAAAGAAATGAATGAATATCTTTGGCAGGAACTGATCAATCATAGGCACGACATTATGATACCAGTATTGATTGTGTATATCACTGCCTTGTACTATCTCAACAAGTGGGATAGAAGAAATTTTCATAAAAAGTAATTTTAGTATGGAATTTACCTAACGCTTGTTAGGAAATTATTCTTAATAATGAGTGAAATTTCATTGTATATCACGCAGGGTGTTATCACCCTTACTGCATTTTTTATGGGTGCCTGGGTTTACCATCGTGGTCAAACTGACAGGTCACCATCTCCACATCTAAACCTTCACAAGGCAGATGATCAACCACAGGCTAATTGGGATGAGTTATGAACCCACCATACAAGTAAAATATGGATTTGATGACTTTGATGACATTCAGGTACTCTGGGCTCATCTGGCGATCAGTGCGATCCAGGCAGGATTCCATCCAAGAGAGGTATTGATTGGCTACGCCTAAACTGACTCCAAAACAACTTATGTTCTGCAAAGAATACCTAATTGACCTGAATGCGACACAGGCTTGTATTCGAGCAGGATATAGTGAAAAAACAGCAAATAGGATAGGAACAGAGAACTTGTCAAAACCTGTCATTAAAAACGAAATAGACCGCCTGAAAGCGATTAGAGAGAAGAAGGTTGAATTGACTGCGGAGAAAGTATTGAAAGATATTGAGAGAGTGAGGGATAAGGCAGAAGGAAGTGAACAATATAATGTCAGTTTGAAAGCAAGTGAACTCCAGGGGAAACACCTGGCAATGTTCACAGATAAACACCAGGTAGATGGAGAGATACGAATGCCAGTGGTGCAAATAGAGTTAGCAGATGCAGATGTCTAAAATAAAGTTAAATCTGAATCAAGCAAGATTTTTAAAGTGCGAAGAGCAGGTGGTTGCATTCTTTGGTGGTATTGGTAATGGAAAGACCTTTGCTGGTATTTTGAAAGGGATAACCAGAGTATTGGATCCTGAACAGCCACCACAGTTAGGGATGATAGCCAGGCAGACCTATCCAGAATTAAGAGATTCTACCCAGAGAACATTTTTTGAACTATTACACTTATGTGGATTCCTTCCAGGGGTACACTATGAATACAAGAAGCAGGAAAATAGGTGCATCTTCGCCAATGGTCACGAGATCATATTCAGGTCATTGGATGATCCTGCAAAATTACTATCGATTAACCTGGGATGGTTCTACATAGATCAGGCTGAAGAAGTATCGGAAGAGGTATTTTTAACATTGCTTGGTCGTTTAAGGGCGGTAGCCACTCCGCAATGCTGGATCACAGGAAACCCTTTGGGGCATAACTGGGTTTGGCATCGATTTATACACGATCCTATTCCTGGTAACATTATGTTCAATGCCAAGACAGAAGAGAATGTAAGGAACCTTCCAGATGGATATATTGACAGCCTAAAGAAAAATTATAACGAGATATGGGTGAACAGGTATCTGTACGGATCCTGGGATGCCTTTGAAGGACAGATCTATCCTGACTTTGAACCCAGCGTTCATATGGTCAATGACTTTAATCCTGATCCATCCTGGAGAAGATTCATTGCCATTGATCACGGAAGGACCAACCCAACTGCTGTACTATGGGGTGCTGTGGATAATGATGATAAGATATGGATATACAGAGAGCATTACGAAGCAGGTCAGGATGCAGAATACCATTGTAGAGCCATTAAAGCCTACCAGGGTGAAGGGAGATATGAGACCTATGTGATCGATCCATCTACAGGTGCAGGAAAGAAGGATGATCCAGAAACCATAGGCAACAGGTATAGGCAGATGAATATTCCTGTCATTGGTGCGAATAACGATGTCCAGGGTGGGATTGATAAGGTAACCGAATACATAAAAACCAATAGGTTATTTATTACAAAGTCTTGTGAAAATTTAAGAAGGGAATTAGTGAATTATCAGTGGGAACAACCCAGTGCATCCAGGATTGATTTAAACCAACCTGAAAAGCCATTAAAAAAGGATGACCACGCTGTGGATAGTTTACGATATTTAGTTGGGGAAGTGGTACGAAGTGCTAAGAAGCCTGATACCAAGAGCGATACAGAAAGATTCATTGATTCCATCGTTGTAGATGTGGATCACTCACAACCACAATGGGATAATATCTAATGGCAAAATATCAATATTCAAAATCTTTAAATGCATCAAAAACAAAACAGATAAAAGGGGTTCCTATTGATGGTTTAAATGCAAGGCAGGTGGATGCTATGGTAAGTCATTCAGAGCATCACACTAAAAAACACATAGAATTTATGGTAAATGCTATGCTGAAAGGTTCTTCGTTTACTGAATCTCATAAACTGGCAATGCAAGAGGTGGGAAAATAATGGCAGGAATGGATTACACGAATGCTTCAGATCAGCAGTCTGCATTGGATCAGGTTGCAGATGTAGCAGAGAGAATACCACAGATACAGAATTGGCTGGATAGGAGCAAGAAGGCAAGAGAGAACCAGGCAGATAGATGGCGTAAGAATGAACGCTTGTATTATGGTAGGCACTGGGCTAATCCAAGTAAGGGAACCGAGAGTCAATCCAGGATGATATTTAACTTTCCTTTGGCTGTAGTGGAAACCATATTGCCTATCATTAATGACTTTCAACCTACAATTGATGTAATGCCCAGGGAAAAGAATGACATCTTCTTTAGTGAGATGATGCAGAAGAGATTTCAGCAGATCGTAGAAGAAACTGATCTGTATGGTCAAATATTACAAGCAGTAAAAGATAGTCTTATTTATAGTAATGGATTTTTACAGATATTACCTATCGTTACAGACGAAGGTGTGTTTAAAGGCTTTGACATCCAGGTCATCGATCCATTCACGGTAGTACCCCATCCATATGCCACAGACCTGGATCTCAAGGCTGGTGAGTATTTTATGTTTGCTGTGCCAATGGAAACATCCAGGATATACAGAGAGTTTGGCATTAAGGCTCCAGCCGATGGCAGATTGAATGATTATAAGGCATATCAGAAGGTAGATGATAATGGTGGCATAGAGAGTGCTAATGTAGAGAGTGAATACGATATGGCATTGGTCATTGAATGCTATAGCAATGAACAGGATAAAGAGAAATATCCGAATGGTCGGCATACAATAGTTGTTGGGGACCAATTGGTGGTAGATGAACCATTAGAACTATATAGAATGCCAGTATTTATGGTCTCTAACTATAAATCGCCACATAATTTTTGGGGAATAGGCGAAGTAGACCTGGTTAGGACACAAACCAAAGCAATGAATGAAACATTTAGTGCTGTTAATGAAAATATTAGAAAGATGGGTTTTCCCATTAGGAAGGTAACTCAAAGAGCAAAAGGTCAAATGACCAGACCAATAACAGGAGCCCCAGGAGAAGAAATTACTGTCGTGGATCCTTCAGATGTAACCTTTGAGATGCCACCACCCATCCCTGGGTACATACAAAACTACATTGGTCAGGTAGGACAATTTATGGAGCATATCACAGGTGTGAATGATGTGACTCAAGGTCGTAAACCAGGTGGGGTTACATCAGGTAGGGCTATCGTAGCATTGCAGGAAGCAAGTCAGACCAGGCAACGATTCAAGATCAATAAGGAAGTAGCAAGGCTCACTAAAGAAATTGGTGAATATATGGTTCAGATGATACTGACCTTTGATGAAGAGATACGCTCCATCCGAGAGCGAGATGCAGAAGGACAGTTTGAGTTTACCGAGTTTGATCCGATGGCAGTATATGATGCAGATGGCAATATGGAAGGAACACCAGAGTTTGATCCTGGGACCGCCAAGCGATTACAGGATAGTGAATTTGATGTAGATGTCACTACTGGTAGTCGATATGCACAAGGTCGGGTTGCTAATGAGGAAAGAGCATTAGAATTATTTCAGTTGGGTGTCTATGGTATTGAAGAAGTGGTCAATGCTTTGAATATATCGGATAAGCAAGATGTGATACAGAACTGGTATGTGAGAAATCAACAGATACCACCACAACAGCAGATACAACAGGCTGAAGATATGCAACAGCAATTAGGTTCATTGGTAGCCCAGGTACTTCAGGAAGGTCCAGGTGGACCAGGGGAAGAAGCACTGGCACAAATGATCATAGGGAACCCAGCACTTGCAGAGTCACCAGATTTTCAACAATTACCTGGGGAGATCCAGGAACGAATCATAACCGTAGCAGGATTGGTTGGTGGGCAGGGAGAGGATCCAGAAATGGACCAGCCCAGGGCTTGAGGCTTTAACTCTGCCCATCACATAACAAAAGGATAGAACAATGCCAGAACTAAAGGTTAAAGGTAAGAAAAAGAAGTTCAAGTACACCGAAGCAGGAATGAAGAATTACAAGAAAGCATTAGCAAAGACCAAAGGATATTAATGGTTCAGCAGTATTTAGGCTTACTTACCCCTGACGAAGCAAATAATCTAAAGGATATGGGCAAATCAGGGGGTATGAAATCTGACTTTTCTCACGAATTGGTGCAAAAAGTGGCAAAACGCTACCAGTCGATGGTAGATGACCAGGAGTTTATATTAGAAAGTCCCAGTTATTGGCGAATTGAGACACGCCCAAAGGGACACGAGTGGCATTACGATGGTTGTAAACTAATTAGTGGGGAGTTTGTTGATAACCATATGGCTTGGTGTGAGGTAGGTACTACAGTGCTTTTATCTGATCCAGATGAGTTTACAGGTGGCAGGATATTCTTTGAGATAGATGGAGAGCCACAAGAATTAAAGGACCATTATTTAAATGGTGTTTGTTATACAGCAGGAAAATTCAATAACCCTGTAAGGCATATGGTAGAACCACATCAAGGAAAGAGAACGGTTCTACTCATGTTCTTTGCAACCAAACCAGTGTCGAAAGACCAACTGAAAGGAAAAGAAAATGGCTGAAATCAATGTAGTAGGAACAACCAATTTAGAAGTAACACCTGAATCAGAACAGATCCAGGTAGGAAATTTTAGTACAGATCCACAAGTGGGAGAAGATACCTCACTTAACGGTGATTACGATAATCTTTCGATTCCTGATGAACTCTTTACAGGAGAGCAATCAAATCAGGAGTCCGATACAGAACAGGCTGTGACCACAGAGTCAGAAGAACCAGCCGAAACAACCGAAACCAATGAACCAGAACAGGAACTTTCAGAGGGTGAACAAGAGCAAACCGATACGGTTAGTGATACCCCTGATGAACCATCAGTTGTATATGAATCAGAAGATGGCTCACGATACACTCAATCTGATATAGAGTCCTGGAAGAAAGATGCTGATAACAGACATTCCTGGAACAAGTCCAATACGGAGAAAGCCCAGGAGATAGCCGATCAGCGTAGAGCAGTAGAGCCTTTGGTGCAGTTGGTGGAGAAAATAAAAGAGTCGGAAGATTTCTCTGATACGCTTATGGAAGCGATAGAAGATGAACTCGGTAAAGATGCAGGGCAATTGTTTCGTCAAACCCTACAGATGGATAATAAAGACCTTCCGAACCCCTGGGAAGCAGAATTGAAAGAAGCCCAGGAACAAGTGGCACAGATGGAAGCACAAAATGTTTTGGACCAGTCAATGGCAGAACTCAAATCAACCTATTCGCTAAATGATGAGCAGGTCCAGGAAGTCTTGGATCACGCTATTCAGACACACGAACAGGATGGTAGACTGCTTACCCTGGAAGAAGCATATAAGGTAATGAACTTTGACAAACCGAAGGAAGAGGTCAAAGCAAAGCCAAAACCATCTGTCCCAGTGAATGTACAGAAGAATGTTGGTGTCAAAAGTGATAAGCAGGACAAGATCACAAATTATGATGACATCGATGTTGCTTCTTTTTTTAACACATAAATACCGAATAAAGGAGACAATAAATGTCTAATATAGTCGTAAGCGGAGATGGATCCGCTTCATTAAGTGCCCTTATTCAGCAGTATTATATGCCTGTTTTGTATGATAACATCTTTAAGAAGTCTCATCCATTACTGGCGATACTGAAGGGCAAAGCAAAGACCTTTAATGGTCGTGAGATTGTTGTACCAGTAGAATATGCAGAAGGTGGTGCAACTGTCTGGGGTGATAGACACGGAATTGCTAACAGTGGTTCACCAGCAGGTGGATATGTACCAGCATTAGCCGATATCGCAAAGACCGCATCGTATAACCCAACTATGCTTACAGGTCATTTTCTTTTAACAAAGGAAGAGACCTTATTGATGAATAGCCCACAGGCAATTAAGAACATCGTTGGTGCAAAGGTGAAAAACCTTCAGAAGCAGTTGGAGAAAACTGTTGCAGAGAATATGTTCGCAAGAACATTGGCTACAGATGCTTTTAATCCTGTTGCTGTACTTTGTGATGATGCAACCACAGTAGGTGGTCTTGCTCCAGGATCTAACTCCTGGTGGAAAACTCCTGTCTTAACAGATGCTTCTTTTGGCGATGCTTCAGGTAATGATACTGCTGATTCACCAGATGCTGGTGTAACATTTATATCAGAAGATGATATGCAAGATCCTGCAAAAGATACTTATATCTTGAGAATCCTTGCTCGTGGTATTGCAAATGCAAAAGCACAAACAGGTGAAAGTCCAGACCTTATCGTATGTTCTCAATACCATTATGACCTTATTGAGTCAGAACTGGGTGAGTTCAAGCGTGGAAGTTTGGAATCTGATCGTATGGCGAAGATGGGTTTTATGGGACTGTCATACAGAGGTGTGGATATTGTTGCAGACCAGGATATTGTAACTGCACAGGCAGATAACAGTCCTGATACTATTGCAGATAACAATGATGGAAGAATCTATTTCTTGAACACGAACTATCTCTATATGTTCTTCAACTCTGGTGCAAAATTCACTGCATCTGATATGATCGAAGATACACAAAGTAATACTTTCGTGCAGAAGGTACACACTTATGGTAACTTGGTTGTCACCAACCGAAAAGCCCATTGTGTTGTAGAAGATCTCTACTCACCATTGGATTACGCTTAAGTAACTGAATAACGAAATATCCCCCTCTTTTTTAAAGGGGGGGATATTTAGCCTGGAGAAACTATGACAACAGCAGAAATGAACACCATATTAGGAGATAGAATGGAAGATTCCGCAGGGGATCTTTTTTCTACTACCATTAAGGAACGATACTTGAATCGTGCCCAGGACAAGGTGATCCAGGCACTGAATCCACATTTACTTACAGACCTTCATGTCCTGGTTACTGGAATATCTATGCGAACCGATAACGATGTGGACACCCATTTTAAAAGTTATTTTATCCCAACCCAGGCACAAGACTTGGCATCAGATCCATTTGGTGGACCATTGGGAATATTAGGAATACGAATTAATGATAGCAATTTTATACGAAAAGTATCCTTTGATATGGTCAAAGATTTTTCAACAGGATTGGTATCCTTTAGTGGGACCGAACCTGTATATTTTATTTTTAAAGGCAGGATATACATTTACAACAATACAGCCAATGTGGATTGTTATTACATTAAGACTCCTGCTGTATTAACAGAGTCATCACCAGCAGTAAACTGTGATTTAAACGCCATATTCCACGATGCGATCCTGGAATTTGCAGAAGCAGAGTTATGGAGACTGTCAAATAATCCAGATCGTATGAACTCGGCACTTGCCAGGGGATACGAGTATATTGGTAGATACAACCAGAATCCAGCCACGAATGTGGTAGGAGAAGGCTTACCATTTGATTACTCCAGTAGTAATGCCCTTATTGATCCTATTTACCCTAACTACCCAGTAGGCTAATGGATTGTTGGCACTGTAATACTGAATTAATCTGGGGTGGAGATCATACTTATGAAGATTATTGCATGGATGGAGATGGTATCGTTACCAATTTATCATGCCCGAATGATGAGTGTGGAGTAGATACTGTGCTTGTATATTGCAGTTTAGATGATAATGAAAGTTCTGAAGAGGAGTAATGGCAAATTTCATAGACATAAAGGATTTTGATGGGGCACTCACCAATGCGGACATTGAGGACCTTCCAGATAATGTAGCACAGGAGATCAAGAATCTCAAGATCCAGGCAGGGAAGTTAGAGAAAACTTTTGGTGCAGGAACACCATCAGGAATCCCATATATTGGCTTAACATTTGTTAATAGTTCTTTTAGTCCAACCAAATCCTACACAGTCCATAATATTTTTACCTTTGTATCAGATAAATTTGATGGGGATAAGAATGATGCTGGTGATGGCTATAGGTATTTATTAGTAACTATAGAAGATACAAACCAGACCGTTAAACTGTTTTGGTGGGATAGTGGTCTACCAGATGTCACAGATCATTTGCAAATAGAAGATAATATCGTATGGTTCAAAACAGCATCCCCACATGGAATTACTGCTACAGATTATGTTTTGGTCCAGGATTGTAAGAATAACGCTTCGCCACAAGCCGAAATATCTGGTGCTGGTGTCTATAAACAAGCGGATTATGTTCCTTCTACTACTGAAGTAGGAGTTAATACTGATAATGCTCAAACTTGGGGTGGAAGTTTTTTTACAAGTAGTACATTAACGCTTAAACCATTTGGTGGTAAATGTCAAACTCATAATCTTGCGAAAGATGACTTTACCTGGGGTAGTCCTGCCCAAAACATAGGTAAAATAAATCAAATAGCCATCGCATCTATGAATGGTCAAGCATTGTGTTTGGCTGTTGTTAGCACTACAAATGGCACACAGCACGATATTGTTTCTTATAATGGTGGATCTATATCAGATCTATCGGAAACTAATTATAATACCTATAAAGATAATACCGTTACGAGCAATTTTAAAGTATGTAGTATGATCGGTTTTAATAATGCAGTATATGTGCATTATTCCTATAGTGCTGGTAGTCCAACTGTGAATTATAATCCTGTTGTCAAGTATACACTATCGAGTAGTGGTGGATCAGTAGAAGAGAGTGTGGTAACTGCTAATTTAAGTACCAGTGATTACACCGATACATCCTTTATGCACATTGCTGGTGGGGATCTTTATGTATTAGTAGAAAATAACGGATTATTCAAGATAAATACTTCTGACAGCGTATCAACTGTAGCATTTACTGGTATATCTCCTGCGTTGGATCTGACAAAGGTTAAAGGATTAACATCAATTATCCAAGTTAATACTTTAACCTCTTCTGGTGGAATAAGTTTTTCTGATGTAAGTCATAATTATTTATTTATAGCGGTAGCAAATTCAGGTGGATCAAGATGTCAGTTATATGCACACGATCTTAATGATGGCAGTAATGCTAACTGGTATGCCCAGGGCAGTGCTTTTGATGCTACTACTGTAAAAGGATTATCTTCAATAGATTTTAAACAAAATGGGAATCGTAGTGAGAGTGTAATTATTCATTATGTAGATAGTCCTGATAATTTATTAAAGTATACAACTCATAATGATACGACTGTAATAAGTGGGTATGCGGATGTATCAACTTCACAATTTGGAACTTCAGTGGATGTAAATTTTGTTTCATCTACATATAATTCACCATCAACTAAATATTTATTAGTGGGGACTAATGATATACCAAGCCCTGCAAGTAATGGTAAACTGTATACAGTAGCAAAAGATGGTAATGTAAGTGAATTAAATGCCCCAGATGTTGGAGTAAAGGCAACCTGGAATCCTACCTGTTTTGCTGATTGTGTCACCGAAACACACGGTGGTCAGGATTTCTTTGAACACGCTAAAGGATATATCGCTGTATATGGAACAGAGTCTACAGGTGGAGATCCTGTTGCCCCGAGTGCAGGCATTTATAGAATGACCGACATAGGATGGTTAGCCAATACCTGGAATGGTTCTGGAGATTGTGAGTATCGCTGGATCGATGTAAGTAGTCGGTATGATTTAGGCACATTATACCATAAAAAAGATAGAAATCCAATTATACCATTTGGGGACACATTGAGAGTCCTGCCAGGTAATATTGCCAAAGTAAGTAGTAATGAAGCAAAAGGAGCCTGGTTAGGCTGGATAGATAGAAGTCTATTTAATGGGAATAAGGTATATGGACCATCTTTTTTTGCTAAAGAAAATAGACTAACCAATCCTTTTACCTTTAAAAATGTAGAAACACATAAGACAGATGATGAATTAAGGGTGTCTGATATAGTTAAATACACCTTAACAGCAGTGTATGATGGAGTTCAAGAAACAGAAATTAATGATGATAATATTAAGCAAGTTGTTACAAACAGCGATGATGATGACATAAGTAAATCAGAAATTAAATTAATTATTGACTTACCTATATCCACATTAAATGAAAGAATTACTGGTTTGAATTTATATAGATCTGCAAAAATAAGTGGAACATATGAGCCTTATCAGTTGATATACTCTTATAGTTTTATCGATACAGTAGATACCGAACTTAACATTAGCACATCTTCTGATACTGAACTTGAGTTAAATGTAGAAGCCTTTAACGATAAAACGATATTTGTTAAAGATAGTGGTAATGCAATTAAGGACTGGTTAAATGGTTCAGATATTCCAAGTGCAAACATAACCAACAATGTAAATAGTATTGCAGATAATGACAGTTATGATTGGAGTACAGGATATACAGAATTTGCCATAAAAGTAGGTTCTTTTGAAAAACAAAAAATTGAAAAAGTTGATGCAATAATTGGTTATGCTCAAATAGGAACTGTAAGGCTTGAAGAAAAACTTGGAGACGATACAACCGATACAACTATGACAGTAAATACAAATACAGGTCTTGCTGTAGATTCAATATATAAAATTGGAGTAGGTAGGGATTTAAGTATTGGAAGTGCCCAAGGAGATGAAGATGATGATGCTGAAGGATATGAACGAATAAAAGTAACAAATATATCAGGTACCACCATTACAGTAATAAGGGGTTGGAATAGTTCAAGCCCATTTGTACCAACTAATATACAAACTCATAGTAAATACGATGTAATAAGAAGCGATAGTCGAACGATCACAGGGTGGTATAAGTTTGTTACTGATGATAATATGAATGGCAGATTTCACAATGATTCCTGGAAGATATTTAGAGAAAGGTGGGGACCTGGTTGGAAAACACAAATAAGCACAAAAAGCGAGGGTGCATTTGCTGGTAAATATATGGGTGTGGTTATTCCATTACCATCATTAGCATCTGGTGCTACCGAACCTTACGATATGTCCCCCTGGAGAGATACAGATGGGACAATGAAATTAAGCAGTGTATTAAATAAAAAATTTACTGCAACTAAAGTTTTTGATGATGGTGGATCAAGCACTAAAACCTTAAAAATAAATAAAATATATGAAACTTGGGATGAGCAATTAGGATTTACGCTTATAGAAACCGATAAGTCTTGGCAATCCAGTAACTGGACAACAGCAGTAACCGTCTCAACCTTTTCAGATGTGTCTACTGTTTTAGGCACAACAAATGAAATAACAATAAATGATAGGGGATTATCATCTTTAGGAGAGCATCCTTATGGTCAAGAAACTAAAATAAAGGTTAATTCACAATATGCTAAAATATTAAAAGGAAGGTTGTTTTTAGGTAATATTGTGTTAGATCCAGGAAGTGAGAATGAAGCACAGAACGACTGGGTAGCCTATAGTGAGTTAAATGCCTACGATGTAAGACCAGTAAGCAATGTGATACCTTTCCCAGATAGAGAAGGTGGACAAATAACAGGGTTATCGGAGTTGTTTGGTAGGTTAATCGTATTTAAGGCACAGGCTATATTTGTATTGGATGTAGTAGATCCTTCCGATCCTAATACCTGGTCCAGAAAGGAAACCAAGATCAATATAGGTAACATCGCACCAGAAGGCATAGTTGAGGTCCACGATAGTGTATACTTTGTACATCACGATGGAATATATAAGTTGGATGCAAATACAGTTGCCAGTTCCGATGCAACCCCGTCCATTATGGAAAAAGTTACATTGGGAATTGAGGACCAATTCTTACTCGCCAATGACAAGAAGGCTGTAAAAGGTGTATACGATCAAAAGAATAATGAAATATTGTATACCTGGGAAGAAGGTAGCCCTGCAACACAGGTCGTATGGGCGTATCATATTGTGCTTAAAACCTGGAGAAAAATAAACACCAGTGCCAACTTTGACATTTTATCCTTTGGGGAAAACAGTGGTCCAATTTCCTGGGATAACACAGATAAAGATTTAAAGAAATTTGATGTAAATGAAGCAGTGGGAACTGCCTGGAAAAGTAAGCGATTCCCATTAGACCTGGATAGAAAAAGACTGATCCGATATGGAATGGTAAAATTTACAGGGACCGATACATTAACTGTAAATGTATACCTGGATGGATCAGGTTCTGCATCATTTACCAAAACAATTACTGCTGATGGCGGTATTAACAGATTTCCTATCAAGCGATATGGAAAGAATTTTGAAATTGAATTAACCACTCCATCGAGTACCAATGCATTCTCGGTGGAACGAATGAGAATTGAAACGGAGTAAGTTATGGATATACGATCAATGATGATGATCGCCCAGGGTGCTGTGAAAGCAGGACAGGCTGGAAGTCGATTATTACAACCTAAATACCAAAATACCAAATATGGTCGTTTAATGAGAGAGCGATCAAGAGAAGGAAATCTGTCCCAGGCACAGGAAAAAAACATTATAGATAGGGTGGGTTCAACCGCAGGAAGAAATGCCCAGGTTGCTCGAAATAGATACATTGGTGGTGCAATTAACAGAGGTATGGGTGGTTCGGTAGCATTACAAAGAGGTTTGCGAGAGACCGAAGCAGATGTCAGAAGAACGGTGACAGATACTGGTAGGGATATATACCAAAGTGAAGAACAGGCGAAGTCACAAGCAAAGTTGGATTATGCCAGGGCAATGGACCAAGACAAGAAAGAACGCAGAGGTGCTTGGCTTGGGGTAGGCACTGCATTGGCTGATACAGCAATGCAATATGCAGGTCAAAAGGCACAAGAAAAAAAGGCAATGGATGAATCATTTCAAAGTGCTGTTGAGAAATATGGAAGAGAAGCAATGGGAGTCCCAACAATGGGTGACACAAAAGATGCAGGGTATTATGAATTACCATCAGGTGCAGTGCGATATGCACCAGGAGGATTAACCCAAGATGATAAACGAGCAGTAGAGGTGTATACTCAAAAAGCAGGGGTAAAAAACTCTTCAGGTATTCAAACTGCTTTGGCAGGATTGATGAATGAGGAAATCACTATTAATGATTTTGAAAAATTATTAAAGAAAGAAGGCTGGGATGAACAAAAGATCGATGAATTTATTGCATACTTGATTGGGAGTTAATAATGGCAAGTCAAAGAGATAGAGTTATTGCACAACTACGAAAAAGACAAGAAGAAAAATTATTAAAAAAAGAATCAGATTCTTTAAAAGCAAAAAGAACCTATGCTGAAGAGGTAAAAAAGGCATCTCCACAAGAAGATATATTACGGTTTGGGCAAGAGCAAAAGAAATTTAGAGATCTTGCTTATAAAGAACGAGTATTGACAGAAACAGATGATAAAGGTACTAAAGATGAAAGCGATGATGAGACAAAAGTATCTATGCAGTATATCCCACGAGAAGGTAATGAACTATTTAAACAACAGGTAGAAGCCTATGGGGACAGTTTAAAGTTGGCAGGATTAGCACAGAAATATGGAACTCGAACTCCTGATGTAAGAAAAATAGACAGAAATAAAGTAAATATTAATAATGAGTTTGATAAAGATGTAAAACGGTATATGGAAATATATAAAACTCAAAAATTGCCACCAGGAATTGATATGGTGTCTTACGCCAAAAATAAGGCTACAAGCGATTTAGTTAGAAAGTATGGTAAAGGAATTATTCCATTATTAGCAGAATTAAAAAATAGATAATGGCAGATCCATTATACCCACAACAACAGCGTAATTATTTAGACGATATACTGGACCAGGCATTTGATGACCTGGAACTGGAGCGACAACGCCAGGAATCTATTATCAATGCTCCTGATCCTGCAAAGAGATTAGGTGAAGTTCAGAAGATTGAAAAAAGGGTAGAGAACGAAGTTCCTGAAGTACAGGATGCTGTAAGACAAAAAGCATATACCGATACCTCCTATTTTACAGGCAGACCATTTGCATCTCAACAGCCCCAAAAACAAGGGAAAAAACGACAGCCTATATCAGAAGCGATGTACAATAGATTGGCTCAAGGAAGTGCAGAATTGGGGCAAGGTTTGGCATCTGCACCTGGGTTTATCTATGGATTAGCATCGTTTCCACAAAGACAGTTAGCAAAGATACCAGGATTGGAATCATTGGATGATGGAACCAGGGAAATGGAAGAATATTTATCCTTAAATCCTATTGCTAAATATTATAAGGATACAGCCGATCAATTTAGAGAGCAGAACACACGATACGATGAAGGTATTGTTGATTATATCAAACAAGGAAATCTTTTTGATGCAATAGGGCTTACAGCAGTAGAAATTGTAGGATCTATACCTTATACAGCATCTATGATCGCAGGGGGATATGCAGGAGTTCCTGCTAAACTTACTGTTCCTGCTGTTGCCACAGTTACAGGTGGGCAAAAGAACTCTACATTGCTTGAAGAAATGCCAGAACTGGCAGATGATACAAGAACATTAAATGCATTAGTAGATGGATTGGCTGAAGGTACTTTTGAGCAAATGGGTTCCGCTGGTATTGGTCGAACTATTAAAAGTTTATCTGGTGATCTGATCAAACAATATGGAAGAAAAGATGGAAATAAGATATTAACTGAATCCATTGCTAAAGTTTTTAGTGATAAGAGTAGCCGATTTATGGTTCCTAAAGCAATGAACCAAGAAGGTTGGGAAGAATTTGCTACTACTGTAGTTCAAAATTTAAATGCACAATTAACTGGTGAAGATCCAGGTCGTGACCTATTTGAAGGTGCAATTGATTCGTATATCGTAGGTGCTGGAGCAAGTGGAGCCATTACAGCACCAACAGGAATTGCAGTTAGAAAACAAAGAAAAGAAGCAAAGAAGTTAGAAAAAGCCAAAGCCAAAGGATTAGAAGCAATTGAAACTGGTCAACTGCGACAACTTACCGATCAAGATATAAGTGACTTTGGAAGATCGCTTACCAAAGAAGAAGCAATGGAAATAGGTATTGCCCAGGAAACAGGTGAGATAGATCCTGGATCCGAACTTGGTAAAGAAATGATCCGCAGAAATTTGGATATGGAGAAGTTCCCAGAAACAGAAGCAGAGTTTAGGGAAGCAGGAGCCAGGGCAAACATTAAAGAGCAACAGATGGAAGGTAAGGATTTCACTGGTGCATTAATAAAGAAGGTAAGAGAAGAAGCACCTAATATAGTTGTTGAAGAAGAATACCTGGATAAAACACTGGCTGATGAAGCAGAGCAAAAAGGATGGACAGAGGAAGAGACAAAACAGGTCTTACGAGATCACGGTATTGATGAAGATTCTGATCCCAAAGAAGTTACGGTAACAGGTACATCTTTTGGGGGCTCTATTAGAATATCCAGAGCAGGGACTCCTCAAAGAATGGCAGAAGAGTATGTTGCTGTCCAGGAAGAAATGGCTGAAGAATATTACAAGGCTGAACAAGAGAATAATCCAGAATTTGAAAATGAAGTAGCAGAAGATAGGAGAAAGTATAATGAAGCAACAGGAGAGCAAGACACAGGAGAATCCAACCTCGAATGGTTCTCAAGCAAAGCGGTACATTTTGCGACACAAGGCAAAGTTCATCAATCAATCGGAGCAAAACTCACCGAGATCTTCAACCGATTTATTGACAATGCTAAACTCATTCTCCAAAATGCCATTAGACTCCGAAAAGCAATCAAAGAAGGGAAAGTAAGTGATTCCTTATTAAAGAAACTGGAAGAAGCCACTGACTTCAAGAAGGTAGGAGAGAAGGTCCAACAGGCAAAATTATCAAAAACAAAAACATCTCCAGATGGTAGCATTAGTTATAGAGTCACTGAAGTAGGAAACGTTGAGCCTACAGGTGTTTTTCTAATTGGTGCAGATATGGTAGCCAGAGATTTAGATGGCAAACTGAATCCTTTTGGGTTACGATATACAGAAAATTATAATGGTTTTGCATTGTCAAAGGCAGGGGCTACAAAGTTAGTTAATCGAGGTAAAGAAGGGTTTAACACTGTAGCAGTTATTGCTTATGATCAAATTAAAGGAAGCCAGGAAGCCAATCCATCTTTTCAAAATAGAGTTAAAGAAGAATTAGCAAAATCAATTGGAAAACGAAGAGTTAACAAGTTGCTTAAAGACAACAATAACGATGTTAAAAAAGTAGCAGGAATTGTTAATAAAGAAATTCAAGAGTTCAATCAGAAAAAACCTAAAGCAAAAAAGAAACCCAAAATCAATTTAACTCAAATTGCATTAGATAATGCAGAGCCAGATGCTCTACAGTTAAGAAGAAAAATTGTTTATGTGGGTACATTAAAAGAAATACGAACAGGAAAAGATCGTTTTAGAAAACACGATGTGTACCCTGCTGAACAAATCTTTGACAATTTAGTAGAGTTGAAAGAGCCTATACCAATTGACAACTTAATAGAAGAATTACCTGATTCTGATATGCGAAAGAAAAATTGGGGAATGATGGTAACCCAAACCAATTTTCTTATGACAACAGATGAAAGTAATATTGCAAAACAATTAGTAGAAATGGCTCAAACTGGCAAAGATGTGTTTACAGGGACACCTAACCCAGACTTTCAGTTTTTTAGCCGAGAAACCGAAGATACAACACCTGAACAAGCAGTAGAAAGGGCAGAAGGAGAAAGGCAGTTTAAGGCAAGACAGTTCACATCTCAAGTTGATGAAGAATTAGGATTAGGAACAGCAACCAGAAGTTCAGTTGGTTTTACAGAAGAATATGGTGATGAATCAGCACTGGTAAGTAGGTTTTTCGGTAAGCAAGACCAGGAATTACTTAATTATCGTGGTGCTTTAATTGGATTAATGTTTAACCAAATAGATGTTACCAATTTTATAGGTAGTGAAGATGGTCCACATTCTTTATTAAAAATAACTATTGATCAAACTGATTTAATAGGTTTGAAAAAAATAATGCAAAAAAATAGAATCCCAAACAAAACAATAAGAATCAGAGGTAATCAGCAAGATATTTTATTGTGGGATATGGGCGATTTAAATAATAACTTAATTAACGCTATAGCGGATGAATACAATGCAAAAGAATACACAAAACAAAAAGGCGAGTTCCAATTCCTTACAAATGAGTCCAGCAGAAAAAAGGCTCGAGAAGCGTTTATTGGAATTATCCAAGACTACCAAAGTAAGACCAACTCTGGTCTCCCAAAAGCAGTCTCCAAGTTTTTACCAGATTTCTACAAGCGTAAAGCAGACAGAGACCGACTCCTAAAACAACTCAAGGCTAAACCCAAGCCTTCTTATAGATTAGCCCCTACCTTCTACTCTAAAGCAGAACGAGTAGTTACCGAACAATTCCCTCCCACAATGAAAAGCCAGTCTGTTATTAACTGGTTAAAAAAATCTGCAAATAATTCTCCAGAAATAGAATGGTTAGACTTGGAAACCTTATTAAAGGGTAAGCAAAAAGTCACCAAAGAAGAACTCCAGGAATGGATTCAGGCAAATAAGATTGAAGTTGAAGATGTGATGTTGGGTGAGTCTTTTACAGTGGATGAAGAAAAATCCTTATCCAAAGATGAATTTATTAAGATGTTTGAAGTACCTGATCCAGCCGATCCTGATTTAGAACCAATGAACACTTTAGATTATGATGAGGAAATTTCTATATTTATTGCAGATGGAATATGGACAAATTTCAAATATTATAAAGCAGGTGACAAAGAATATGTATCGTTGGTAGATGAAATAGATGGTTTATCATTATATACTATTGAGCCCCATGAATTTGGATCAGGTTACAATTTTGGTAATGTAGTACAAAGAAACATAACTGATGTTGCACCTGGAGTAGATGGTGTTAAAAATATTATAGGAAATCTATCAACTTCTGCAACTAAACACTCAATGTACCAACTCCCAGGAGAAAAAGAAGATTATCGTGAATTGTTGCTGACATTGCCAAAAAGACCATTGACTTCTGAAGAATTTTTAACAGGTCACTACGAGGAACCGAATATACTGGCTCATGTACGCTTTAATACTCGCAGATCACCCACAGGAGAGAAGGTTTTATTCATAGAGGAGTTGCAGTCTGACTGGCACACAAAAGGTCGGGAGGAAGGGTATAAACCAAAAAAAGAAATAAAAGAATTACCACCAGAATATACTATCGAAACTGAAGAAAGGTTTTTAGATGATCGGATCGCCTGGAGGGCAAGGGTTCCTAAAATATCAACACGATGGTTGGGGCAGTCACTAAAAAAAGATGTTGCAATAGCACAGGCAAAAGGGAGTGCTTTAAGAAGTCTCAATAGAAGAGGTGTCCCTGATGCTCCATTCAAAAACAATGGCTGGATAGAACTGATAATGAAAAGAATGCTACGCTATGCCAGTGAAAACAACTTTGATCGTATTGCCTGGACCACATCTAACCAACAGATTGAAAGATGGAACAATGATTTAAGAAAGAATGTAGACCAGATCTCTTGGCAGAAAACAGGTTCTATTACAAGCGATTTTAGATTGGCTGATTCTGTTATTGTAAATGGATTAAAAAAGAATGAAAGCGTATTCAACCAAACTATTCCATTGGAAGGTGAAACAACCATCAATGGTCAGAAGGTTACCCTGGAAGGATTGCTGGGTAAACAGATGGCTACCCAGATCCGAAACAGTGAAGATAGAACAGGAGTCATAGAAGGTAATAACCTTACTATAGGAGGACAGGGATTTAAAACTATATACGACTCTGCTATTAAGAAGATCTTAAACAAGATGGGTAAGAAGTTTGGTGCAAAGGTGGACCAGGTACAGATTATGACAGATATATATAATCCAGACAGTAAAAAACTTGAGGATTTATATTATTGGAATCAAGCAGTAGCCCAACCATCCATACCTATTACTCGCAAGATGAAAGAGTCTGCATTAAAAGGGCAACCTACATTCAGAGCCAGTAAAATGACATCTACAGATGATGTACTTTCCTCACCTTCTTTTAAGAAATGGTTTAAAGGATCCCAGGTAAAAGATAAAGATGGTAAGCCCCTGGTTGTTTATCACGGGACAGTAGGAGACTTTGACTCATTTAATACACCTTCATATTTTAGTGATGCAAAAATGGTATCTGAATTTATTATGGAAGGAGTTGATTCTTTAGGTATGCAACCTATTGGCGAGAATATCAAACCAGTTTATTTATCAATTCAAAACCCAAAAATATATACTACTGAAAAAGAATATGATGATTATGTAATGTCTCCATCTCCTACATTTGATTCAAATTTAGAGACATTAAAGAATCAAGGTTTTGATGGAATTATATATAAGCCAGAAGATATTAGATTTTCGACATATTATGTCGCATTTGAACCTACTCAAATTAAATCCATATTCAACAAGGGTACATTTAACCCACACGATCCCAGAATATCATTTAGAATGGCTCCTACCAATCTGGTAACTCCACTTGCAAAGATATACCAGGAACAAAAGGGAACCAAGAAATCCTATACCAAGAAAGACTTTGAAAATGATTTAATCAGATTAGGATACCCAGAAGAAACATTAAAGACTGCAATGGACCTGTTTGGTATTATTAGGATCAAGCAGATAGAAACAGATGAGCCTACACCTATAGAAAAAGAATTAAAGAAGATCCAGGATCTTGCTATTACCAGGTCCAACTTAAAAGACAGGATCAAGAGAGCATATAGATTAGGTGCGGTTGAGAAAGAAAAAGAAATCACAAAACTGCAAAAGATTGTAACCAATTATGCCAGAAAGAATCTACCAACAGGGTTATTTAAGAAATCAGAAGTTACTGGATTACTGGCAAAAGTAAGGGATGCAAAACGAGCAAGAGAATTAGCCACAGCCCTGGAAAGAATAGACCGTATTGTAGATAAAGTGAACAAGCGATCAGCCCTGGCTAAATGGAATAAGACTGTTAAAAAGAAAGCAACTGTTAAAAAGGTAGGTGGAATAGGCAGAGGTAAGGTTGGTGCTGATGTACAGGACATTGTTAACGATATTAGAGGTAAGAAAAAAGGCGAAGGTATTATGGACCTTTCTCCTGCTGATGTAGAATTAAAAATAGAATTGATGGGTGAGATAATGGAAAAGAGTGAAGATGGGGAACCTACCGATGACCAGGCTCTACAATTAAATCTATTACTTACCTATGGTGCTATGAAACATAAGACACCAGAAGAAATAACAAGGGCTACAAATCAATTTGATGAGTTAGTTACAGCAGGGCGTATGCAAGTGATCGAAGATCAGGAAGCATACAAAGAAAGAATGAAAGAAGTTAGGCAAGAAATATTAGAAATAGTATCTGGTGGAGTAGGGGATTTATCAGAAGCAGGAGAGCAAAGAATAAACTTAAAAAAAGAAGGATCAATCGCAGATATAAAAGAAGGGTTGTCTGGATATGATAGTCAAAACCAATCTATTGAATATATATTTGATAAATTATCCAGGTTGGACAAAACATCTAAACCATTAGAATCCTATCTTAATAATTACTTTATGCCAATGATAAGACAGGCAAGAATTGCAGAGTATAATGGTTTAGTTGAAATGCAAAAAATTATTAAAGAAAAAGCCGAAGAAATATTTGGAGTGAAAGATTCTGGTTTAAAACGAGAATTGACAAAAAGACTTGAAAAAAATACAATAGAAAAAATAAAAGTCTACCATAGAGATAGAGAAGATGGTTCACAAACATTTTCAGAACTATCATATAATGAAGCATATAAGAAATGGATGGAACTTAAAGATCCTACATTGCATCCAACCTTTGAAAAAATGGGTTGGGATATTAATAAAACCAAAAGACAGATAGAGGACCAACTGCCAAAAGATATGATCGAATGGGCAGAGTGGCAATTATATGAGTTCTACCCAATGTATTACCACCGAGTAAATGAAACTTTCAGAAAAAGATTTAATGTGAATATGCCATTTAATCCAATGTATTCACCTATATCGAGAAGGATTGGAGCCAGAGCAGATGAAGGTGATGATACTCTAAATAAATCAAAATCACCAATGGGTAGTATGACTTCAGCAGGAAGTTTAAAAGCAAGAATAACAAATGTAAACAAGGATTTAGCATGGATTGATGGAGATAGAACATTAATGAAACATATTGTTGAAATGGAGCATTTTATACATTACACTCAATTAATGAGAGAATTAAGAAGTGTTTTTATGTCTCCCAGTGTATCGTTAGCAATAGAGGCTCATCACGGAAAAGAAATAAGAAGAATTTTAAATAAATTTATGGATGATATTGCCAGAGGTGGGGTTGATAGAGCAATGCACTTAAATTGGATGGATAAATGGAGAATAAATGTTACAAGGGCTACAATAGGTTTAAATGAAGTTGTATTTATAAAGCAGTTAGCATCTATTCCAGCATATTTAGCATATACTCCAACTATTGAATGGTTTAAAGGTTTAAATATTCTTGAATGGAAAAGGGCATATAAAACTTTATCACAGAGTGAAGAGTTGAAAATGAGATACGATAAAGGTTTTGATAGAGATATGACATCTGCCCTACAGAATATCAAGCCTGGTAAAATGATTACTGGTACTAATTGGTTAAATAATATAGCATTTGCCTTAACGAAAGCAGGAGATGCGACTGCAATTTTTATTGGTGGGTGGGGTAATTACAAGTATGAATATAAAAAGGCTTTAAAAGAAGGAAAAACAAGAGAAGAAGCAAAGAAAATTGCTATGAAAAAATTTGAAGCAAACACATTAAGGGCTCAACAAGCATCAAATGTTGAAGATCTTGCAGAATTGCAAAGGTTAGGATCTGGTTGGAAATTATTTACAATGTATATGACATCTCCAAATCAGTATTATAGAATGTTTGCAGATGGATTAAGAAATTTAAAGGCTGGTAGAGGAAAGAAAAGTGATAATATAAAAAAGATTTTTGTGTCTTGGATTTTATTGCCACAATTATTTTCTTGGATTGCGAATGGTTTTGAATGGGATGATGAAGAACAAGGCATTGCATTATTAACTGGTCCATTTTACGGATTATTATTTGCAGGGCAAGGCATCGAACATATGATAAGATATTGGTTTAATAAGAATTATAGCACTGGAATTGGTATACCTGTATATGATGTATTTGGTGACTTGGGTAAAGTTGGTAAGGGATTTGAAAAAATGTTTTCAGAAAAGAACTTCGACACCGAAACAATCTTATCAATAATTGACGATTTTCTAACTGGTGCAAGTAAATCTCCATTGCCAGTTGTTGGTGGATTGCCATATAAGCCAGTGAAAAGATCTATAGCAAGTAAAATTAAAGTAATAAAAGAAGGATCAGAAAAACCATTCAGAGAAGGCATTGGATTTAAGTTTGACGATAACAAAAAGAAGAAAAAGAAGAAGAAAAAACCAAAGGTTGGAGGACCAGTGTACGCTTATTAAAAAAAGGTATGGATTTTACCTAACGTTTGTTTAGAAGTTTAGTTATCTGATATTATCAGATATCTCCTGTTTAGCCCTGGGATTTAATTAACCTGGGGCTTTTTTTGTCCCAAAACAAAAGGAAAATAACATGGGATCAGGTTCAGCCATAGCCGTAGTCCGAGGACTTGGGTCGGTAAACGAAGCCGTTAGCATTTCTGCAACATCTGCCCAATCGCAACCAAAGGCAGTATATATCGGCACAACAGGATCATATTACTTTGAGATGAATGGAAGTGCAGTACAATTTAAAAACTGCCAGGAAGGTAGTATTCTCCCGATCAGACCAACCAAAGTAGCCACAAACTCTGGATTAAGTTCAGCAGTATCTGCTGGTGACATTCTTTTTTTATATTAATTAGGGCTAACCCACAATGTTCGTAGGTGTAAGCACAGCCCTAACTGCTGTAAGGAGAGTATTTCATCCTTTTGTAAGAGAGGGGCTGAAACTCTATTATCGTTTTACAGGCACATTTGATGAAACCACCCCAGACTTCCTATTAGATGGTAGCACATCCTTTGATGGTACTAATGACTATATTAACTGTGGTGACATAGATGCTTTTTCAGCAGACTTCACTATATCAACTTGGCTGAAATCAACTGTCAATGGTGCTTTAGTCTGTTCGAAGCGAGATACAGGTGGTGCTTTAAATGGAATTTATGTTGATTTAAATAGCAACGGTTTACGGGTTATTTTAGATACGGCAGATGGCAATACTATATTATCTGACAGCACCACTACAACAGATGGAAAATGGCATCATATAGTTATTTCAAGAGATAGTGGTACAATTTCAAATTGGATAGATGGCGTAAAAAATAGTTCTACCGCATCTGATTCAGATAACTTAGACAATAATGCAAACTTTGAGATAGGTGCCTGGAGTGGGTACTCATCTCCAGTATGGTTTACTGGAGAAATGGCAAATGTCGGCATCTGGAATAGAGCCTTATCCGCAAGTGAGGTAGAATCTATCTACTGGCGAGGTTCTTACTCTGAATTAAAAGATACAGAACTGACCAACCTTGTATCTTGGTATGATTTAGATAGCACATCTTTAGGTAGTGAGTTAATTACTAATGGAGATAATGAAAGTGCAAAGGCTGGGCTTTCAGATATAAGGGCAAGTTCATCGCAATCTAATGAACAGGCACAGTCTGGTACATATTCGTATAAAGCAGTTGCTAATTCCGCTACTGATACACATTACTCAAGAGTGTCATTAACTGCAAACAAATCTCATAAAGTAACTGGATATGCTTATTTACCAAGTGGGCAAACAATATCATCTTTAAAAGTTGGCTACGACAATAGTGGAGACAATCAATTCTCAAAATATACAATATCAACTACTAATAGTTGGGTTGCCTTTGAGGTAGATGTACCAGCAAATGCAAGTTATTCATATTTTACCATAGGTGGTGCAAGTGGTAGTTATGAAAATAACTATTGGTATATTGATAGTATATCAGTTAAGGAAGTTCAAGCAGAGGACAAACAAGGTTCTAACGAAGGCTCAATAATTGGTGCAACCACAAACTCTGATTCCTACTCTGGAGAATCACCATTCAAACCGAGGATTCAAGATATAGCAACACCAAAGATGGCAGTTCAATTAGCCGATGGCTCTACTTCGTTTGATGGAAGTGATGACTATATTTCCATAGCAGATGATAATAGTCTTGATATAACCGCATCTTGGTCAATATCTACTTGGATTAAAATAGATAGTGGTATGTCAAGTTATCATAGGATCATTGGTAAACAAGACCCATCTTCAAATCAATGTAATTATGGCATTGGCATAGCCACAACGAATAAAGTTGGTGCAATTTTCAATGATGGAAGTTGGAGAACGGCATATTCTGCTGATGCATTAGTTGTCGGTCAATGGTATCATATTGTAGGAGTTTGGGATGATTCGGAAGAAAACTTACATACTTATATAGATGGCTCTCTTATTGCTACAACGAATGTATCTGGTGGATCACCATCGGGAAATGATGACCCTATTACAATAGGTATGCACGAATCCACTGGTGGTGAATACTTTGCTGGTGAAATTGCCAACGCAGGAATCTGGTCAACGGCATTAACCCAACAACAAGTCCAAAAATTGATGTTTGCAGAGAAATATTCTGGCTTGACATCAGACCTAAAAACCAATCTCGTATCGTGGTATGATATGGGTAGTACAAGTCTTGGTAGTGAATTAGCAGATGATTTAATTAATGCAAGTAATTGGTCTGCATATGGGAGCAATCCAGTATCAGTTGTAGATAGCAGTATTCAAATTACATATGCTGACCACGCAAGTGGTGCTTATGTTTATTTAAGAGACAGTAAGGGTTTAACTACTGACTTAACAGTTCCCTCAAGATATAAAATTACTTTTGATGCAAAATATACTGGTGGAAGTGCTGGAGTTCAGGTGGTAGTTAATAATGGAAGTGGCAATACAAATACAAGCAACCTAACAACTTCTTATGTTAATTATGAAATAGATTTTAGTTCAGCAAATGCAACAAGTGGGCATATTAAACTTTCAAGTTTAGGTGCAAGTAATGTTGTTAATATTAAAAATATTGTATTAAAAGAAATACAAATAGAAGATAAGCAAGGTTCTAATGAAGGAAGTTTAGGGAACCTTCCGACTGTAAATACAGGCTATACACATTCTCCACACGGAGTAGTAGACCCATTGAACTATGGCGAGTTGTACTCTGGAAGGGCATTGGATTTTGATGGTAGCAATGATTATGTAAGTATCCCAGACAATGCAAGTTTAGATGTTTTAGATGGCGATTTTACTATTGAATTTAGAATTAAAAGCGAAGGTTCAGTTAGTGGTCACGAATCCCCTTTTTCAAGGTATTTAACATCTGGGGAACACGGAATATATATCTATATAAGTT